GGCTGGGTCCTGAAGTACGCGCTCACCGGCGCCGGCGGCCAGCAGCTCATCACGGCCACCAACAACGGCGACGGCTCGCACCTGGTCGCCGTCGCGGCCACGACGACCGACGACTGGGTGCCCGGCTCCTACACGCTGCAGGGCTACGTCGAGCTCGCGGGCGCCCGCTACACGGTCTACGAGGGCTACGTCGAGATCGAGGCCGGCCTGCACCTGTCGGCCTACAGCGCGGGCCTCGAGACCCGGCCCACCGTCAAGCAGACGCTCGATGCCCTCGAGGCCACGATCCTCGGCAAGGCGAGCAAGGACCAGCTCAGCTACTCCATCGCCGGCCGCAGCCTGCAGAACCTGAGCCCCGACGAGCTGATCCGCTGGCGCGATCGCTACGCCACGCTCTGGCAGCGCGAGCTCGATCGCCAGCGCGTCGCCGCCGGCAAGCCCTCCAGCCGCATCAAGAAGCTCCGCTTCGGAGGGGTGAGCTGATGGCCCTTACCGATCGCTTCGAAGGCGCCCGCTTTCCCGCCACGCCCCCAGTGCCCGCCGCCCCGGAGCCGGTCAGTGCCCCGCGTGAAAGCGCGGCCGCTGGCCGGCGCCGGCTTCCCGCGGGCGGCCGGCGCAGCTACGCGGCCGGGGACATCAACCGTCTGACGGACTCCTTCGCCAGAACGCCCATGGCCTTCGATGTCCACGTGCAGCAGAGCCAGCGCGTCACGCGGGCCCGCAGCCGCGAAGCCGCCCGCAACAACCCGCTGATCAAGCGCTACCTCGGCCTGCTCGTCAGTAACGTGATCGGTGCCGACGGCATCCAGCTGCAGTCTCAGCCCAAGGACCAGGACGGGAAGATCGACAAGCTCGCCGCCGACAGCATCGAGCGGGCCTGGCGCGAGTGGGGAGCGGCCGACAACTGCCACCTCACCCGCGAGCTGGACTGGACGACAATGCAGCGCCTGGGGCTACGGCAGATCGCTCGTGACGGTGAGCTGCTCATCGAGGAGACGACTGGCGCCAGCGGCGGGCCCTGGGCTTACAGCCTACGGCCGCACGATCCGGAGCGGCTCGACCTCAGCCTCAACGCATCACTCCCTGACGGCTCGATCCGCATGGGCATCGAGCTCGATCTTCAGGGGCGTCGCCGAGCCTATTACCTGCTCGAGCGCAGCGCAGGCGAGTACGCTTCCGCCTACGGGAGCTATCGCCGCCGCGTCCCCGCCGAGCAGATGATCCACCTCTTCCTACGCGAAGATGTCGAGCAGCTCCGCGGCATGCCGTGGACCGCGGCCGCGCTCCCGATCCTGCAGCAACTCGGCGCTTATGAAGAGGGCACGGTCGTCAACGCCCGCGCCCGCGCCAACACGATGGCCTTTATCGAGACGGCCGAAGGCGCGGATCTCAGCGCGGTGGAGAGGGATGCTGACGGCTCGCCGATCGAGACTACCGAAGCCGCGACGGTTAAGTATCTCGATCCGGGCGAGAAGCTGTCCTCTTTCGACCCGTCGTACCCCAGCGGTGAGTTCGGGCCCTTCACGAAGGCAATGAACCAGCGCATCGCCTCGGCCCTTGAGACCAGCTACAACTCGCTGGCCAGCGACCTGGAGGGCGTCAACTACTCGTCGATCCGCCAGGGCGTCATCGACGATCGCGACCTCTGGCGCCTGCTCCAGGGCTGGCTCGCCATCGTCTTGTGCCAGCGCGTCTTCAACAACTGGCTGCTTTGGTCAATCGCCAGCGGCAAGCTCCAGGTGCCGGGGCTCATCCTGGCCCAGCTCATCGACGAGATCCCCCGCTACCGCCAGGCGCGCTGGCAGGGCCGCGGCTGGGATTGGGTTGACCCCGTCAAGGACATCGTGGCCAGCAAGGAAGCGATCGCGCTCGGCGTCACCACGGTCAGCGAGATCATCCGCGCCCGCGGCCGCGACCCCGAAGAGGTCTGGGCCGAGCGCCGCCAGGAGCTCGACACGATGGCCGCGCTGGGTGTTCAGCCGCCTGAGCCTAAGCTCGGCGCCGAGCAGGTCCTCCTTTCCGAAGGGAAGGAGGGGCAGTGAGCGTGAGGCTGAACACCCGCTGCCAGATGGTGGCCGGCGCCTACATCGCCGCGGGCGACGTCGAGCTCGAGGCGCCCTGGGCCCCGGCTGCGCTCGAGCTCGAGGCGCTGCTCGCTGATGAGCCGGGCCGTTACTACCTGGGCATGGAAACCAACCTGCCCGCCGACGAGCCCACGCGCTGGCGCTACCCCGTCGGCCTGCTCGACGGCGACGCCTTTCAGGTCTGGAAGAGCGCCCTAGAAACCATCGTCGCCCTGGCCGCCGACGACCCCAGCGTGCAGCAAGCCGCGGAAACCCTGCTCGGCAAAATCGATGCCGGCGATGGCGAGGCGGGTGCCGGCACTGCCGGCGACGGCGATGGGGATAGCCCGAGCGGCGGCGAGACCGACGACGACCCGAAGCCGCCCGAGGCTGAAGACATCCCCGCGGACGATGTCGAGCCACCGGCGGGTGGTGGCGGCCCCGGCAAGAGCACGATCGACCTGGAGGTCAGAGCGATGCGCCTAACGGACCAACCCCTCACGCCCGAGCGCTTCGGGCTCTCCCCAGAGGCTCTGCGGGGGCTGCCTGCTGAGGAGCGCGACCGCCGCGCCGCCTTGATCCAGGCGCTCGACGCCGGCGACGAAGCGACGATCGCCGCTTGTCGCGCCCAGCTCCGCGAGCTGAAGTCGATCACCGGCGAAGACCTGCAGCGCACGTTCGGCACGAACGCCTTCAACCAAACTGCGCAGGTCCGCGCCACCACCCTGGATCGCGAGAGCCGCACGGTCGATCTGAGCTTCAGCTCCGAGCTGCCCTACTCGCGGTGGTGGGGCGAGGAGATCCTCGGCCACAAGAAGGCCGAGGTGCGCCTCGAGCGTCTGAATGCCGGCGGCGCGCTGCTGCTCAATCACTGGGTTGACGATCACGTTGGCGTCATCGAGAAGGCGTGGATCGACACCGGCGCGAAGATGGGTCGGAGCCTCGTCCGCTTCAGCAAGAGCGCCAAGGGCGAAGAGGTGATGACCGACGTGGAGGATCGCATCCGGCGGTCCACCTCGGTCGGCTACCTGATCCACGCCATGAAGCTCATCGAGACCAAGACGGTTGGCGACTTCGAGGTCGACGTCTACCGCGTCACCGACTGGGAGCCGTTGGAGGTCTCGCTCGTCTCGGTCCCCGCCGACCCCACGGTCGGGGTGGGCCGCAACATGCCGACCGGCACCGCGCCGGCGGTGGTCACCAAGCAGGAGGTAATTCCAATGTCCGTTGCCGCCATCCCCGGCACCGCTGCGCCCGAGCAGGACACGAGCGCCCTCACGGGCGCTGCGATCCAGGCCGAGCGGGAGCGGGCCAAGAACATCCGCAAGCTCGGCGGCGCCCTGGGCCAGGCCGAGCTCGCCGAGAAGGCCGTCAACGACGGCATGGAGCTCGAGGCCTTCCGCGCCCAGCTCCTCGACGTCGTCGCCTCGAAGCCGCCCGTGCGTCAGGAAGCGGGGCCGATCGGCCTCTCCGATCACGAGGTCAAGAGCTACTCCCTGATGCGGGCGATCAGGGCCCTGGCCGCCGCGAAGGGCGTCGCGGACTTCCGGCGCGCCGACATCGATGCGGCCGGCCTCGAGTTCGAGGCCAGCACCGCGATCGCGAAGCGGTACGGGCTCTCGCCGCAGGGCATGTTCGTGCCCATCGAGGTGATGCGGGCTCCCATGCGCCAGCTCGCGCAGCGCGATTTGCAGGTCGGCCTGGACACCGCCGGCGGCTACCTGGTCGATACGACCATGCTCGGCATGATCGATCTGCTCCGCGCCAAGAGCCTGGTCTTGCGCATGGGCGCCACCGCGCTCGGCGGTCTCGTCGGCGATGTCGCGATCCCCAAGGAGACTGGCGCGAACACAGCCTACTGGCTCAACGAAGGCGGCGAGCCGAGCGAGTCGCAACCCGCGCTCGGCCAGCTGGCGCTGGTGCCTCACACCGTGGGGGCCTACACCGACCTGACCCGGCGCTTCATGAAGCAGGTCTCGCTCGACGCGGAGGCCTGGGTGCGTGGCGCCATCGCCAAGTCCCTCGGCCAAGAGGCCGACCGCGTCGCGATCAACGGCTCGGGCGTGGACGGGCAGCCAGTCGGCATCCTCCAAGTCACCGGCATCGGCTCCGTGATCGGCGCCGGCGGCAACGGCACGGCGCCCACCTGGGCGGATGTCATCGCGTGCTGGCGCGAGGTCGCGGTGGACAACGCCGACGTCGGCACCCTCGGCTTCCTGACGAACGTGCTCGTCGCCGCGAAGCTGATGACCACGCCCAAGGAGGCCGGTCAGGCGACCTACATCATGGACGGCTTCGACGCCGAGGGCTTCGGCAAGCTCATGGGCGCGATCCGCACCGGCATCAGCAACAACGTCCCGAGCAATCTCGCCTACGGGTCTGGCACGAACCTCAGCGCGCTGCTCTTCGGCAACTGGGCCGACTTGGTCATCGCGAGCTGGGGCGTCCTGGATCTCACCGTCGACCTCAGTGTGCTCTCGAAGTCCGGCGGTATGCGCGTGATCGGTCTGCAGGACATCGACATCGCGCTGCGCCGGCAGCAGTCGTTCTCGGCGAAGAAGGACTGCATCACCACGTAACGGTCGCGGCAACAGGGCCGGGAACATCCCGGCCCTGCCCGCCCCTCAGGGCCTCGGGCCAGAAAGGACACTGACATGGGAGCCATCCGCGACCTGCTCAGCAACCTCACGATCACCACGCCGCTCGTGCCGCTGCTCTCCACGGCGAGCACCGACCGCACGGGCACGGCCGTCGACATGCTGGGCTACAACCGCTGCACCTTCATCGCGAGCTTCGGCGCGCCGGGCGACACGCTCAGCGGCTCGGTCTACGTCACCGTCGAGCTCGAGGAGAGCGTCGACAACAGCACGTTCACCGATGTCGCCGACGCCGATTTGTCCACGGCCGTCGCCGGCGCGACGACCGGCACCATCTC